CACAAATAGTCATTTCTATTCTGTCTTTTTGTAGATCTGATGCAGCTGTCATAACTAATACTTCACTTGGAATGTGTTGTAAATCAAAATTCAATCTTTTTTGTAAGAGCTGCTCATGTTCAACAGAATCTGATTGATCCTCCCAGCTCTCACCTAATGCTAAATTTACAAAACTTTTAAGCATTTCTGGATTATTTTTTGATTCCAGGAATGTTGTTGCCATTCCTACCCAGGTTGAAAAAACAGAATACAACTCTGAAATATGAAAACCAGCAATATTGCTTGTTGGTTTTGTAGATCTCCATTCTCCATTTTTTATCATCCATGTTTTCTTTGATTCATCTATAAGTGATCCACATTCTGAACAAGCATATTTAGCTGTTTCTGGTTTTCCTTTATCCCAGATAACATTTTTCCAAACTAACTTTTGCTTATGATTACATTCTGGGCATGGAACAAAATAATATCTTTGATCACTTTCCTCAAATGCAGATTCAATCATTGATAGTCCTTTTATTGTTGGAGTGCTGCATAAATATATTTTTCTGTTTGCAAATGTTTTTGTTCT